TCTCGGGGCCAATCTCAGGGCCAATCTCTGGGACAATCTCAGGGCCAATCTCAGGGCCAATCTCAGGGCCAATCTCGGGGCCAATCTCGATTTTATAGACACTTATTTTTGGGGTGCCCATGACGCACCATGGCTGGCGTTTTATGAGTTCGGCCACAAAATTGGCGTTGAATACGATATGCAGGAACATTTCACGGCCTATCTCAATTACGCAAAAACGAGTGGATGGATGTATGCCTACAAGGGGCTGGTATTTGTTTCTGACCGCCCGGAAATCATTCGCAAGGATGACGAAGCCCGCCTGCATTGCGAGGACGGCCCGGCGATTCGGTTCACAGATGGTTATGGGGTCTATTGCTGGCATGGGCTGAATGTTCCAGATGACTGGATCAACAAAAAGAGCGATCTGACACCCAAAATCGCTTTGACCTGGCAGAACGTCGAGCAGCGGCGGGCCGCTTGCGAAATTCTTGGTTGGGATAGCATTCTTAATGAACTGGACGCTCAGGTTGTTGACAAGGATCCTGATCCTCAAATTGGTGAGTTGCTCTCCGTAGAAATTCCAGAGATTGGACGCGAAAACTTTCTCCGCGTTCAGTGCGGGACGGGACGTGCATTTTCAATTCCTGTTCCTCCCGAAATGAGAACGGCACTTCAAGCTCAGGCTTGGATGGTGGGTCTCGAACCACAAGACTTTCAAACCCCAGAAGTAAGGACATAGACATGAAGACTTTTAAAGTATTCGCAGCGCAAGGTGAGGCATTCATTCGCCGGATTGAAACGCGCCCTGAGGGGTTAACCCCCATTGAGCCTGAAAACGGCCATTACATCATAGCTCACAGCGAAACAGGCCACCATCATGTGATGGAGCCCGGTGGCGTTGCGCTGCTGGAGCGGACGACTGGCGTTGAGGAAGGGCTTCGGATTCTCCATCTGATTGTGAGTGAGCCAACCTCTTTGGATCACCTGCGCGGCTCCGACACCCATGAATCCATCATGTTTGAACCGGGCGAATACGAAATCCGGTTGCAGCGCGAATATACGCCTGAGGGCTTTCGTCGGGTCGCAGATTAAGACAGCCAGCCGGGCGGATAGTTTTTGCCCGGCTTCCCTCCCAAAGGACAAAGACAATGAACACAGCCAGAGCAAATATGCCGAACTATTACGCGGCTGAGACAGAAGCGCGCTCCCTAATCGAAGCCAAGCTTATTGCCGATCAGAAATTCTATGCCGGTCTAGCTGATCCGCTTATCCGTCATTTCATCAAACGGCTTTGCCCTGTCGATGAACCGCACGAAATCACAGGAGGTAAGCAGTTATGAACACTCAAGTTGCAACCGTTGAAGACGGGGAAATAGTGCCTAAGGTCACTCCCGCTCAATCCGAAAGCGCTGCAATTTTCAGCATGATCGAACGCGCCGCCAGCGATCCAACCATTGATATGGATAAGATGGAACGCCTTTTGCAGATGCAAACAGACGTGCGCCAAGAGAACGCAAGGGTTGAATACAACAGCGCCATGGCAAGAGCGCAGCGGGAAATGGAACCTGTTGCACGAGATGCCCGGAACGACCAGACGCGCTCAAACTATGCCCGGTATGAGGCTATTGCAAAGGCGATCACGCCAATCATCGCAAAACACGGGTTTGCATCTTCGTTCGGTACAGAAGAATCCCCGAAAGACAATCACTATCGCATTACTTGCGAAGTCAGCCACGAAGGCGGATTTTCAAAGAATTATCACGCCGATATACCCTCTGATGTTGCGGGTATGAAAGGCACGAAGAACAAGACCGACACGCACGCTTTCGGATCTACCATGTCTTACGGGCGCCGCTATTTGAAGCTTTTGATTTTCGACATTGCCACAGAAGACGACGACGGCAACCGGGCAACTGTGATCGAAACCATTTCCGAAGATCAGGAAATGCAGCTGCGTGATCTGATTGAAACGTTATCGGTGAACGAACCTGCATTCATCAAATACGCAAACAGCCAGATCAAGAACGCCACGATTGAAAAGCTGGCAGACATTCCGGCTGGTGATTTTGCCGGATGCGTGACTGCCCTCAAAAAGAAGGCGGCTTGATCATGGACCAGCGATCAGATGAGTGGTTTGAAGCTAGGCGCGGCAAAATAACAGCCAGTAAAATTGCTGATGTAATGATGAAAAAGACAACAGCAGGCTACCGCAATTACCGGGCGCAACTGATGTGCGAACGGCTGACCGGACAGGTCGCTGAAAGCTTCTCAAACGCAGCGATGCAATGGGGTACTGACACGGAACCACAAGCCCGCGCTGCCTATGAGTTTTATAGTGGGCTGGAAGTGGTTGAAATTGGCTTTGTGGATCATCCCAGCATTGAAAACACCGGCGCGTCTCCTGATGGGCTTGTTGCCGACGATGGTATGATTGAAATCAAATGCCCAAATACAGCCACGCACCTGGAAACGCTTTTGGGTGGACCTATTCCGTCAAAATATTACGACCAGATGCAATGGCAAATGGAATGCGCCGGTCGGCAATGGTGCGATTTCGTATCGTTTGACCCTCGGTTGCCAGAAGCAATGCAGATGTTCGTTCAGCGCGTTGATTGTGACGAAGCCCGTTTGATTGAAATCACAGTTGGCGTGGCAACCCTGCTTGATCAGATTGAATCTGACATTACAGAACTGCGCGCCAAGTATGAGCCACAGGCGGAAGCAGCATGAGCAAGAAACCCCTCATTGTTGTGCAAAAGCAAGGCCAGCGCATGAACCCTGCCACACCTGCTGACGCTGAATTGCTGGACGAATTTGCGGATGGAAAGCAATTCGCACTCACGCCGGTTGGGGGCAGATCATGGCAGCAACTAAAGCTTTACTGGATGTTTTTAGGCCGCGTTATCAAGGCGACGGGATTGTATCCGACAAAGGAGCATCTGCACCGCGAACTGCTCATTCAGTGCGGATTCTACACAAGGGTTGTCAGCCTGTCAGGCGGAATACGATTTGAGTCCGACAGTGTGGCTTTTGACAAGATGGCCCATGAGGATTTCTGCACATATTTCAATGAGGCAATCGCCGTCATGGCGGCGCACCAGATTGAATTTGATGTTGTAATGGAAAGGCAATCAGCATGACCGCAGACATTATCGACCTACAGGCTAGAAGCCTTAGATCTGCAGCTACACATGGAAAACGAAGCTGGAAGGCCACCAGAGCGCAAGCGCAAGTTGAGCGTGTTGTATTTGCTGCATTGAAGCAATTGAAACGCAAGCCTCGCGTCCGTGTTCAAGCAGTTACAGAACGGAGAGTGTAATGAACATTCCCGGCTACGATGACTGGAAACTTCATGGGCCTGATGACGATGATTTTGCGGTTGGCGAGAACCACGGCGAAACATGCAACCGGTTTGCTGAACCGGATGAAGATGCACCGCGCAACTACAGGCCAAGGCGCTGCAGCGGAACCATGCACGAAATTTATTACGATGACGATTATTCAGAGTGCGATACTTGCGGCGAATCACCGGAAGGGAGAGAGTGATGAGTGAAACACCCCCAGACACATACCAGCAAGCAGTTCGCAACCTGAATGAAGCGGCCTATGCCGCAATCAAAGCGTGTCGCGACACTACCAAATATCCAGACATAAACCGCCATTCGCTTTACGAGATAGCGCGGAAAACAGACAAGCTTGTAGATGAGCACACGGAACCTTCGTCATGAGCTTTGGTAATAATTCATTTTCAGGCGAGATAGACGGGTCCCCGTTTCACATGTCCAGCTTTGGGTCTGGTCCATTCATGTTCCGCATTGACGGAAAGCGCGTGTTTTTCGAGGACAGCGATATGTTTGGCCCGGCAGTGTTGCGAAAGTCAGATTGGAATCCAAGCGCGTGCCAGCCCGGTGAACGGGCACGGTTTTGGGACGCCTATGGCATGTGGCGTAAAGTTGGGCGACCTTTGCGAGGCACTGGAAGGGTGAAGATAGCGGTCTGGTCTGAACCGAAAAAAGGGCAGTATTGGAGAGATGCCCGAGGGGTGTCGCACATTCTTAGCGATCCTGACCTTGACCATCTTGGCTACGAATGCGTCGTAATCCAAGCGTTCACACAAAGGCCAAAGAATGAAACGCTTCCACACCTCTAACACATGAGAAGGAATAGGTGATAGTCATGGACTGGCAGGACAACCCGCAAGATTACGAGGTGACGTGCCCCGTAAGGCGCGGCGGCGGTCAGCATGTAGGAACAAGTTCTAAGGTCAAAGTCGTGCATATTCCGAATGGCCTTACAGCTGAGTGCGAGGCGCGGAGCCAGCATAAATCACGTAAGATTTGCATGGATATGATAGAATGGGGATTGTCAGAGTTATGAAACTCACAACCGCCCTACTCGACGCTTACTCGACAGTCACTCGCACGCAATCCAACTCAGACACCCTAACTGGCCCTTGTTCAGCCTGAATCCGTTCTAGTGCTGTATGGGGCGCAAGCAACCCAAGCCTGACCCGTTTTTCACGCGCAGCCTTGATAGCCAGATCATAGCATTTTTTTGAATCGTCGGACCAGTTGTATTCAGCCACGATTCGGAACAACATTGCACATGCGAATACCTTCAAACACGTCCGCCAGATCGCACAGGAGGCCCGTCAGGCTCTGTTCGTCCAGTTCGCCTATAATCTCACCATGAGGGGCAACAATCGTTACCACGTCGCCCCACTTTTCAATGCGGAAACGTTCTTTGTAAAATGGGTTTCTGAGTGGTGGGAATTTCTCAGTCATCAAAACCACTCAGTAAATCGTGAGACTTGACCATCATATGGATGATGCACAAAGGATTCGACCGCCTGCCGGTTGATATATCCGTTGCGATGGTGCCAACCGTCTGGCGGCGATGGAGATCGCACATATTCAATCTGCGCGTTCATGACTTCCGGCATAGTCATCCCAGACCTAACAAGCGTCATTCCAATATGATCTTTTTCGCGTGCCAGGCTTAACGCACCGATGTTCTTTCGGATTTTTTTATGAAAGTGGTGCAGAAACCAATACAAATGCGGACATTCGGAAATGTGCTGCCGCGCCTCTGCCGTCATAAGCGCATGAAGGTCTTTTTCCTTAGCACCATCAGCATGGGTTAGCCCTATGAGGTTGCTGCCGAAGCGATAATATTTTCTGTGAACCTCTGAAATATTGTAATCTGTGGCGTTAATTCGGGGATTGTTTGCGGTTTGCGCCGCGACGGTTTGAGCCAATGCCCAGCCCACAAGCCAATCGTGGTTGGAAGGGCAAAAAATCAAATCCACATCAGCATGATCTGCCAGTGCTTCGGAGATTTTAATGATGGCGGCGAGCGCATCGCGGAACATCTGGAAAATGCTGCCATCGGTATCTTGCGACGTGCCGCTTGTCGTAGTGCTTTTTGGTGTATCGACATGCAAAATATCATTGCCGATCACCAGCAAGACGCGCCCTATATCATAGGATTGCGAGCGGTTCATGAGCGCTTTTGCACCCTCGACCATTCTATGAACTGCAACATCTCTATTATAGGTGTAGCCGGTCTCACTTTCGACGCACAGCTTGCCAATGTGAACATCGGCTAAATCCATAATCAAAAGATGTTCGCCCTCTGGTGGGGGCTTGGAGGGGTATTTAGGGGCATCGGCTTTTATTTCGTCTATGGCTTCCCGGATTTGATCCGCTAGTGTTTCTTCACCCTTTGGCGGTTTTAATAAAACACTATAGCCGGTGCCATCTTCATTCTTGGTTTTTGCCCAGATCAACGCGGGTGTAATGCTGGTATTAACCGCGCTCATAGCGTCGGAAACCGCATTATCAGCGCGTAGACCTCGTGCTGTTGCTTCGTCTATTGACCGCCTGATTGTCCTAGCGTCGAGTTCCAATTCACGACCAGCAGCGCCCGTGCTTTCGCCGTGTCGATGATAAGCCTCGACACGTTCTAATAGCTGTTCATCTGTGGTGGGTTTGGTTGCCATAAGTCACGCTTGCGGCCCTATGATTTTTCTCACTTGCGCGGGCGTGACTTGGACAACTCTTGTAATGCATCCGCTCGGATCAACCGCCGCTAGTATGCCCGCGCCATCCGCGTAAACCAGCAATGTCAAACCATCTGCGCCTTTAACTAGCGTTCGCATGATAGGCAGCGGATAACCTTGCACTTTGTGGCTTGCTAGCGCCGCATCAATCGTTATGCATTCAGGTTTGGGCGTTGGTTTTGGTGCGTCCTGCGCCATTGATGCAGACACAAAAAAGACCGCAACGAAAGCGGCCAGCAACACAGTCTTGATATTGGTCATGGTCTTATCCCTTGAACGCGGTGGTCAGCTTTTCAAACACGGTTAAGGCGATTGCAAAAAACCCGCCCAGTCCGATCAGGACCGCAATTCCGCCTTTCCATTTGGCTGATTGTTGTTTCAATGCCGACACATCAGATTTGATTTGATCCATTTCATCCTTCATCTCCTTTCGTGACGCCCGGCTTTCATCGCGCATAGCCACAAGCTCCGCATGAATGGTTGCTATTTCCCGTTCCAGTGTCTGGCTGGTCATAAATCTTTACAGTCTGGTTACGGATCGCACCCCATATGTATGGAATCCGATCACTGGTTAAGTCAGTGGTTGGTAGGGCATGTCAGATGTTCACGCGTCTGGCGGGTCCGTCTACTTCCAACGCTTTACGAGTTTCTCAAACGGTCGTGTCAGGAAGTAAGCCCCGATCATAACCATCATGATTTCACCCAATTCAGTCGAAAGCGGATCTGTGGTGCCAAAGCCCAAAACCTTATCCCAGAGCACGACCTTCCAGAGATAGGCCACAAATGGAAAGGCAATGGCAGGTCTAATCCAGCGCGTAATGCCGCTTGATTGTTCTGCGATTAAAACCGCTTCCCTGCCTTCCAATTGACGAATGAGAATAACGGCTTCCAGCTTTTGTTCGTCGGTCTGGGCTTTTTGCTTTGCCAGATAGGCGTCCTTGAGATGACCACCAATGCGGTCCAGAGCGCCGCCAGTAACCCAGCCTATAATTCGGGCTATCAATACTTTTCGCCCACTGGTGTGGTTGTAATGAAGCGCAAACCGATATTCAGCAGGCCAACCACCAGAATGAACCATCCGGCGCTTTCAGGTGGCAATACAGAGCGCCAATCAAACACGTCTAGAAACGCCATAAGCTCGCCAACCAGTGGTAGCGCGGCGAAAATGCTATTCACGATAATTGTTCGGTAGCCTCGGAGCGCTTTCATGTGTTTTTCCTAATAAAAAGCCGCCCAATAAGAGCGGCTAAAGTGTTCCAGATGGATTGTTGTTTGGGAGGTGGGGCGGACGGAACCGGATGAACCTCGCCCCCAACCCTAATCTTTGGTGGGTGGGTTGTGAGAATAACGACTGGAACAACTCCCATTTGAGCCAACACATTCACAAGCTTGCCGCTGCCCCAATCAATATTGCCATCGGAATCGGTGTCAAAGATTGATGCATGACCGTTGCCATATCGACCGGATTTGAAAAGGTTCATCTCATCGGTGCGGCGCTTTTTGATCTCAGGTGGCTTGAGCCAACCCATGAAACCATTTGCTGCGGCGCTCTTGTTCCCAGCGTTGAGGCTTTTGGTCAGATTTGCCCGATAGATGCCACCCGTGTTAAAATCAAACGATACCAGGGCGTCAAATTCGTGCTGTTTCAGCGGTACCTTCACAGCCTTATTCACACGCGTTTCAAACTTGGCAATGTCGCGCCTGAATATCTCCATTACCTCTGCAATCGACAGTTCGCGTGTGACCTTTGACGGGTTTGGATCGCCTGCATTAACGGTGT